AGTCGAGGAACTACCGGGCTTGATTCTGGTAAACTGTTGACACATTTTAGGTTCCACCCAGTGCAAAAAACTGCGGAACAGCGTATTCAAATTGTCTATACTCTAAGGGTAAGGGCATAAGATGGGCCTAAAACTAAATAGCGGAATCGAGCAAATTGCTCTTAAAGGACACTAAAAATGGCATATGAAGTTAATAAAACCGATGGTTCAGTTTTGCTCAACATTCAAGAGGGCGAAGTTGACACCACTTATGGTTTAAACTTACTGGGTAAAAACTACCTAGGCTACGGCGAACTGATCGCTGAAAATTTTGTAAAATTGCTGGAAAACTTTTCCAGCACTGACGAACCAGCAAATCCAATCCCTGGCCAACTGTGGTTTAGTCTTCCTACTACCAGTGGCCAGCCCAAGCAGTTGAAAGTCTTTCACGGCAGCGGTGTTTGGAAACCATTGGGTCATGTATTTGTAGGCGCAGAGCCCAGCCTTGCTAATCGTAGCAAAGGCGACATGTGGTTTGATACTGCTAATCAATCATTGTTGATCTGGAGTGGGTCACGTTGGATTCACCTAAGCAATCTTTGGGGTCCTCCAGGCCAAGAAACTGGTATGATTGTCAATGAACCAATCAAGTGTGTCAATGGTAATCTTCACAGAGCAATTAAATTCAAAGCCAATGGTGTTCTAGTAGCAGTATTCAGTTCAGACGCAGCCTATACACCTGCTCCGGCAGCAGAACAAATTGACGGCTACGACTACACAATCTTCACTGGTCAGGGTGATGCCGACGGTGATGAAGGTGACTACAATGACACAGGTAAAATTGGTAAAGGTATTAACCTAAACGCCAGCAGTGACTTCAAGATCCGCGGTGTTGCCGTGGAAGCAGAATTTGCTGACGTTGCAGAAATTTATGTGGGCGATGCAGCCTACGAGCCAGGCACCTTGGTGGGTCTTGGCGGAGCATTTGAAATCACATCAACAAAGAAAGATGCTGACACCAGCATCTTTGGCGTAGTATCAACTCGTCCTGCTTACTTGCTGAACGCTCGTAAAAAATATGTAAAAAATGCGTTGCCTATCGCAGTAGCAGGTCGTATTCCTGTAAAAGTTCAAGGAACAGTTCAAAAGGGCGATAGGCTAGTTGCCAGCGCAACACCAGGTGTTGCGAGAGCCGCAGTAGACGCAGATCCAGTATGGAGCGTGATTGGCCGTAGCCTACAAGATTGGTCAGGTGAGGGTGTAGGCAAGGTCGAGGCAACAGTAGGAGTTAGGTAATGCCAACGTTTTCGCTGACTCCTTCGGCTACTACAGTTAGTGAAGGCACTAGTTTTACCGTTGATTTTGAAACCGATCAAGAAGGTGCTTTTGCCTACAAAATTTTAGGAACTGTTAGTGCTGAAGATTTAGGTCTAGACATTTCTCAAATGGGAGGTGCTATTGCCAACGGCGAAACTTTGACCTTTACAGTATCAGAAGACGCAGTAACAGAAGGTTCAGAAACATTTATAATTAAATTGTTAATGTATCCTGATGTCAGTGCAACTGTTGAAATCGTTGACGCATCAGTTGGTCCACCACCTTACTTCTATTTTGAGAGATCTGCCAGTTCTGTTTTTGAAGGCGGCGAATTTACCTGGACATTTAGAACTAATCAGCCAGGATCTTATGCCTATCAACTCAGCGGAGTAACAGCCAATGATATCAATGGTAGCCCTTTCTTAAGTAGTGTTGCCAATGGAGATATTTTAACATACAATATTGCAGAAGAGGTAGATTTTCCTGGCACCACTGAAAGCAAAACATTTAAAATTGAATTATTAAATGGCGCCGCATCTTCGTCTGTTCAGATTCTGACCAATACACCAGCCGCTGGAACATTATTAAGAACAGAATGCCGAGGCTATAACAAATACGGAGTTTATGCCGACGGTGTAGGTGGCGAATATGAGCAACTAATTGAAAACAATAGCACAGATTGTGGCTACACTGGTCCGCCAATGTCTATGGGATTTGTTGCTCGTGGCCAAAAAATCCAAGAAGAAGTTTTCAATGGCGTGTTATATTCAGCCAATGAACTTTTTGGCGACACACATGCCGGTGAAGGTCCCAGTGCAGAACCGGTAGTCCAAGATCAAATTCGCTGGGGTTGGGGCGGCGAGAATATGCCACTGGTAGAACGCGGAGAAAAAATTACTGCGGACTTAACCAATGAACTGGTAAACCGAATCAACATCAGCACATTACGCACAGCAAGTTCTGATCAAGAATTGGTTGTTGTTGCTCGCGGAGAAAAGATCACAGCCGAATTCCTTAATACTGCATCAACATTGTTGTCAGGTGCCAGGGATCTTAGAAATACTGTTGATCCATCATTTACAGAACTAAGCACATTGGGTTCATATCCTTCCAATGCAGAGTGGAAAAACAAACTTGAAATTGTGTTGGAATATGCTTTTGGCGATTTTGGCACATATGAAAGTGCTAGACACTTTTTCAATGCTGGCGGCGACCTAAGATTCGCCCTGGGCCTAAACAATGGTTACGGCAACGGATATCATATCTGGCGTTGTATTTTCCAGGACATGGGCACAGTTAGATTCAACGTTGAAACAGCCAACAGTTTGAACACACGCGGTATCAGCCAAACATTAGGCTTCAGTGAGTTAACCACAGAAGAGCAGTTACTATACACAAGTCCATCTGGTTCCGGTGGTGGGGGCTATGGCGGTTACGGCGGATATGGAGGCTATGGCGGTTATGGAGGCTATGGCGGTTATGGAGGCTATGGCGGTTACTGTGGCTACGGTGGCTACGGTGGCTATGGCGGTTATGGAGGCTATGGCGGTTATGGTGGCTACGGCGGAGGTGGCTACGGCGGTTATGGTGGCTACGGCGGCTATGCTTCAAGTCGAGCCAAACTCTACGGCTACATTGACGGTGAAAAGTTGATTCTGCGTTGGCTGTTAGACAACAGTGGATTGCATATCAATGTTCGTGGCGATTTAACATTGACTACATCAATGGTCCACCCAACTACTGTTACAGAAAATTCTGTGGCACTTTCAATTCCAGAACCATTGGTTACTGTAAGAACCAACTGGCAAGAATTCTAAACAAATCTAAGGTTTACATTCCTAGTTCAGCGGACTATAAATAACCGCGCATATAATTCTAGGAATTTTAAATGGATCAACGACTCAATGATGCTTTGGCGTTTGCTAACTATCGCTTAACGCTACAAATTCAACGCCAAAACATCATGGCCAGGGTAGAAGCGGCCCTGCTTGTATCATACCAGAATTCAATTTTTCGTGCATCACCAGAACTCATTGGATTTGTTGATGCCCATTCTCGTCTTTCAAAAGAACCATTGATTGTCAATGATCAAAGTGACAATGCCATTGTCATTGAAAGTCCTGCAGAGTTTGCTGAACAGTTGATCAAAGCATATGATTCTGCTATGGTGCTCAAACAACAAGAACAACAAAAACTCAAGACAGCCAGAAATCCTGCCAAAATTGTGGGGTTGTAAATGAGCAACCGCGGATTCATGATGTTTGCCTATAACAACGAGCAACTGGATTATACCCAGTTGGCCATCGTTGCGGCCTACGCTGTTAAAAAATACATGCCTGGTATGCCAGTGGTTTTGGTTACCAACCAAATGAGTGTAGATCAGTGTAAAGAGCGTCACGGCATTGAGATGATGCGGGCTGCTTGGGATGACATTGTCATGACCAATCCTGATTATCAACAAAACATTCGTCTACATCATGATGGAGCATATCAAAGTTTTAATGCACAGTTTACCAATACCAACAAGCATGACATCTACAATCTCAGTCCCTTTGACGAAACTATCTTAATTGACACCGACTACATTTGTGGCAATGACAATTTGTCTAAATTGTTTGGCGGCCAACACAATGTGGCCATGTATAGAGACGCAATGAATCTACGTTGCGAAGAACCCTATACTACTGAACGTTGGTTACACTATGCTGGCATTCGCATGTGGTGGTCTACAGTGGTCTACTGGCGTAAAAGCGAAGAAGCACAGCACTTTTTCAATGTGTGGTCCAGTGTAAAGCAACACTGGGAATACTATAGATATCTATATAAGTTTCCAGGTAGTTTGTATCGCACTGACTATGCGGCTAGTATTGCCGCACACCTTTGTGATGGCTGGCAAGATGGTGGATTCATTGGACGAATTCCTGCACCCATGCGCTATCAAGATCAGCGCGACGACATTGTAAAAGTGGCAGGCCCTAATCATTGGGTGATGCTGAGCAATTTGCCCGAGGAATGGAAAAACGTCGCAGTAGAAATACGCGGCGAAGATGTTCACATGATGAACAAGAAAAGTATTCTTCGCAACTACGACACTATCATGGAGCAATTGGCATGACAGTTTATGTGATTGACAATGCCAAAAAGCCCAAATTGTTTGATGTCACTGAGCAAGACATCAAGTTTCATGATCCTCATTTGGGCGCAGTTCGTTTACCAGCATTTGACAATCCTGTTGATCAATTAAAGCAACTACAGACCTTGCCATTGGACGCAGGTGACATTATTTGTTTTGCTGGACTAACACCACGACGTCATACCTGGCTCATGCGTGATTTGGCTGTGGGAAAATCTTGGAACCTTATGCCCGGGCGACTGGTTGACCACAGAACAGTTGATGTGGGCCTTGGAAAAATTTTTAAAAGAAAGCCACAAGAACTCAACGGCCATCCCGGCTCGCCCTACGTCATGCTCATTGGTGATCCACTGAGTGCTGTTGAATCTTGGTCAACAATACAAAACTTCACGCCAGAGGAAATTTGGCCAACATATCTACCTGAGACTCCTACAATACTTCACTGGCTTAGTGCTGCCGCGGCATTGATGCCTGGTTGGCTAACACCTGAATGGTTTCCAATGGTTGACACCAGCGTCAGAGATTTAGAAATTGCACCAGTAATGTATGCCAGCAATCAATGGTCCGACTGGATTGCGTTTTACCCTGCCAACGGAAATTTTAAACTAGAAAACCACAGCCAACTCTATCCTGTATGGCTAGATGAATCTGAAAAACCACTGGAGTATTGGCGCAATGAGTGATGATGGAATTCAGTTTGAACTGAGAAAACGCA